TGCTTACTTTGCTAGATATGTCGCTAAGGCAATAGTCAAAGCAGGACTGGCTGATTCAGTTGAAGTATCGGTCGCCTATGCAATTGGAGTACCATTCCCAGTTATGGTCGATGTTAAAGCCAAGAATAGCGAGTATAGCAATGATGAACTTCGAAAAACAATTAACAAAGTCTTTGACTTTGCACCATCAAATATCATCAAAGAGTTGAAACTCAAAGAGCAAACATATCAACCTCTTGCAGCATACGGTCACTTTGGGAATATTGGCTATCCTTGGGAAGAAGTGTCAGAAGAAGTGATAAATAGACTAAAAGAGGCAAGCAATTCTTTGAATGGCCAAAACTGAAAGACTTCAACGCTTTTATAATTCGCTCGCATGGCAAAAAGCCAGGGATTATAAAATGGCTAGTGTCGGATATCTATGTGAGGTGTGTGGTGGAGTCGGAGAAATCGTTCACCATAAGATTCCACTGACTGAGGCCAATATGCAAAATCCAAAAATCAGTATTGGTAACGAAAACTTACAACTCGTTTGCCGTAGCTGTCATAAGCGAATTCATGATGAACTGGACGGAAAAGGACGAAGAATCAGGTTTGATAAGGATGGAAATATTGAACCTTATTAAAATATTTTAAGAAATTTTGTAACAAAATGATGTTTGCCCTCCTATTTATAAGTAGGAGGTTTTTTATGAATCAAAAACTAGATGACGAAATTAACGAAGTGGTTAGACTGATCACTATCGAAAAGAGGTTAGGCAAGACTTCAATCACAAAGGAAGATGCAGACTTTGTAAAAGCACTTGCCGATACGAAACATTATCCACGAGCGGAGTACGTCCTTGCCAGAATGTACTTATGTGGATATCAAATGGAACAAGACAATGCAATGGGGATGAAGTATCTTGCAAGGAGCAGTCGGCACGCAAGTTATGACATCCAATTGAAAATTGCTTACTTGTACCATGTGATGGGAGAGTACAAAAAGATAGCAAAGACACTTGAACGAGCTCTTGAAGATTGCAAATGGATACAATAAAAGAACTTGTAATGACGATATAAGATAAATTCTGATGAGGCCCCCGCCTAGGTGCTTATACTTAGTTAAATCAAGACCGCACCCCCCACATCCAAAATACGTGGAGCCACTTTTTTGAAAACCGATATTTCGATGTCGGTTTTTTTGTTGCTTTTGGAACGATTTCAAAATGCACCCCCTTCCCGCGCGTGAGAGAGTTTCGGTTCGAAGAAAATATAGTCTTCAGTTTGACCCTTAAATGTATTTAAAACCAAAAGTAAAATCACCTTAAGAGTCGAACAGAGACGACACTCTCTCTCATAGAGGATACCCAAGTGGTAAACGAAACGACCGTTAGAAGATTACGTGACTGAAATTCGCTCCCCACGCTCTAATGGTGACTCCAAATCCCCTTATCGTGGCTCGCTTAAACGGAATACAATATCCAGTTTCGGAACACACTCTTCTTTAACTGGATTTATCTTGTTTATGTGGTATTTGTTTTGTTAGATACAAAGTATCTAAGGAGAACAAAGTATGAGTGAGAAGATTACTTTAACCGAAGTTAGAAAAGATGGAACCACAGTCGAATCCATCAGTATCAGTCGCGAAGACTTAAATATCGGAGTCAATGCCCTCCGGGAACTACGCCGCAACAATATGGGGTTGGTAACATACGGCCAGATCAAAAAGCTTGAAGACCACATCAAAACAACTGGTAAAACTCGATACACCAAACGAGAACTTCATGAAATCATTGGAGAAACTGAAAATGCCATATAAGTACAAAATTGATGTTTATCAACTAACCAACAAAACCACCTACTCGGGTGAAATGGATTCCCTAAACGAAGTCAACATCATCTTGAAACAAGTCGAAAAGAAACTAGTCAAAGATGAGACAGCAAGAATCACCTTCACTTATACGGAAATCAACGAGAAAAAAACCACCTCAGAACGTGCCAAGATTCGCAAAATCGTCGAAGAAGAATATGACAAGGTCATGAGTGAAAAGAAGGTAAGAATATGAAAGACAAAATATGTTCAATCTGCAAAAAGCCCTTTAGCGAATATGGTAATAACCCCGCTCCATTTCATGGCGGGGTATGTTGTGATGATTGCAACACTAAGTATGTCCTTCCCCTTCGTATCTATCAAGGCACTCGAAAACCACAGTATGCACTCCACTTTAAAGAAGATGGAACGCTCGAAACACTGAAACCTAAAGATAAATACTTTACCCTCGAAGAACTTCAAACCGCAGTCAAAGGCTATATCGAACTATACCCTTGTCGCTATGAAAATAAGCTGATCATCTGTGATGAAGAAGGATTAATCAAACATCGACCGGCGAACACAGTCTTTGCCAATCTCACAAATATCAAGCTTGTGGGTGATGTGCTGTTATGCCCAGAAGCAATCTTTGAGGCACCCGATGAAGAAGAAACTTAACTCATGCGTCTACGACGAATATAAAAGACTTAAAGGTCTTTTTGCTTTGGAAACACTGGACGAAAGTAAGAAAACGCTCATTGATGAACTACTTCAACAAATGGCTTTCATGAAGATGGAACTCGTAATTGTTCAAGAACAGATTGCAAGTTATGGATCCGTGCAAGTCACCAAGAGTGGCAAACAACGACAAAGTGAAGCCGCTAAATTCTATACAAAACTCGTTGCTTCTTATTCTTCAACCCTTAAAACGATCAATGCCATCCTTGGTAAAACCAGTGGTGGAGAAGATGACGAACTCGACAAATTCTTGAAGGGCATCTCATGAACTATCTACTCGAATACTATCATGAGATAAAAGAAGGAAGAATCCCGGTTGGCCAAGAACTTAAAGCTACACTCGATAAGCTCATAAAAGACCTTGATGATCCCCGATACATCTTTGATGAGAAAGCCGGAAACATTAGAATCCAGTTTATCGAAACCTTCTGCAAACACACTAAATCGCCATTTAATGGCGAACCTTTTATTTTAGAGTTATGGGAAAAAGCTATTCTTCAAACAGCCTATGGTTTTAAAGAAAAAGCGACAGGACTACGTAGATTCAATGAAGTGGTGTTACTCGTCGCCCGGAAAAACGGCAAGACTACCTTTATTGCCGGCATTGATTTAGCGGAATTCTTCCTCTCTAAAGGTGGAGTGGACATCGTCTGCGCCAGTAACACGAACGATCAAGCCTCAATTCTCTATGAAGAAATCAATAATATGCGTGAGGGTAGCAAAGCTCTTCGAAGTGAAAAACGTTCAAAGAAGAACATCTTTTACATCTATTCACCCAAGACCAAAAATAAGATTAAGAAACTATCAGCTCAAAGCCGGAACAAGGACGGCTATAACATCGAAGTTGGATGTATCGATGAAGTCCACGAGATGACGGATTCGAAAGTCTATGATGCAATCAAGCAGAGCCAATCCACAAAGAAGGAACCGCTCATCTTCATCATTACCACTGAAGGGACAGTCACTGAGGGATTCCTTGATAAGAAACTAACCTATTGCCGCAAGATGATCAAAGGTGAGATAAGTGATGAAAAACTCCTTCCTTGGTTTTATACCCAGGATTCGCAAGAAGAAATTTATCTAGATAAAAGAACATGGAAAAAATCAAATCCATCTTTAGGCAAAGTGAAACTAGAATCTTATCTTGATGACATCATGAACAAAGCCCGAAATGATCTCTCCACCAGGGTGACGATGCTCTGCAAAGACTTCAACATCAAGCAGAGCGATAGTGGAAGTTGGCTCACCTATAATGACTTGAATAACGAAGAGCGGTTTAATATAACAAGTTTAAAAAATTCCTATGCTATTGGCGCCGTCGACTTATCAAACACCACGGACTTGACCGCCGCCTTATTACTAGTAATAAAAGACGAAAAGAAATACATCGTTCCCCATTTCTTCATGCCAAGTGATGTTTTAAAAAAGCGAATGGAAGAAGACTCCGTTCCATATGATATTTACCTTAAGAACGGTCTTTTAACACTTACTGAAGGTAGCCAAAACGACTTTTCATTAGTGACGAAGTGGTTCCTTAAGATGGTACAGGTTCATAACATCCGTCCACTATGGGTCGGATACGATCCATGGAATGCTCTTTACTGGGTGAAAGAAATGGAAGAAATGGGTTTTACAATGGAAAAGGTTCGCCAAGGTGTCTACTCATTAAGTGAACCAATGAAACAGCTTGAAGCGGATTTAAAGAACAAGCTCGTTATCTATGATAACAATCCACTATTAAAGTGGAACCTAGCTAACACTCAAGCAAAGATTGATATCAATGGAAATATCCAGCCAAGTAAACTCGGGAGTAAGTTCAAGCGTATTGATGGAGCAGTGGCTCTCATCATTGCCTATGCCGTCCTTAATCGCTACAAAATCGAATATGAAGGGATGATAAAATAATGGGACTTTTTAAACGTAAGAAAAAAGAAAGCGTGACTGGAATTCTTCCGCTCAACATCGAAGCGGTCTTTTCTAGTTTTGGCACTAACATTCTTAATAGCGACACCGTGCGAATTGCCATTGACCGAATAGCCAGTCATGCTTCTAAACTCAAACCACGGCACATCAAAAAAGAAAAAGATGCTCTTGTGGAAAGTGAAAGTGACATCAATTTTCTTCTCAAAAATTCACCTAACTCACTCATGAACCCGACAACTTTTCTTTATCGCATTGTCTCTTTACTTTTCATCAATAACAACTGCTTTATTTATCCCTTAACAAGTGTAGATGGAACTCTTGAAGGACTATTCCCCCTAAGGCCCAGGACGGTTGAAGCAATTAAGGATGAGCCAGGTCAGTTGTTCCTCAAATTCTTCTTTGATAGTGGCGAAGAATACACGCTTCCATACGAAAATGTCATTCATTTGCGTAGATTTTACTGCGAAAATGATGTGTTCGGCGGTAATGGAGCACTAAGCGATCATGCAACTCTAATTAAGACCGTATCGATTAACGACTCGATTCTAGCGGGTATCGATA